TATAAGAGACAGTTCACGGCGAGGAATCGAAAGACTGGGAAGAGGAAGTCGATCAAACGATCAATGACATTTCCTATGCAATCAAGCAGGCGATTCGAGAGGCGGACAAAATCACGGCTGAATTTAAACTCGATCCTCCATTGCACTGGCGTGAGTTACTGAACTTGCCAATTCCTAACGGTCTCAAGCTGATGGTGACAACGGCGGCAGATACAAAGCCTCAACTGACGGGAGACACAAATGGATCTGACGCTTAACGTCAACAGGAATGCAATTCCTCACTTTGATTGCTGGGTGGGTGCTTGGGCGATGCACGAGCCAAACTTTCATGCAATCCGTGAACAGCTGGAAGCTTTGAACCTGACGGTGCATTTGGCCAACACGGAACAGAACCGAGCTGAAGCGATTGAGCGTGCCGAGGACATGTTTTCGACAACCGAAGACGGTATCGGTGTGATCAATATCGAGGGAAGCATGATGAAGCACGCTTCCAGCTTTTCGAGCTCCTGCTCCAGCGTGATGGTTCGTCGTGTCCTGACTCGCATGGCCTCCGATGAGAACATTCGCGGGATCGTTATGCGAATCGACTCGCCTGGCGGAACGGTCGCAGGAACGAAAGAACTAGCCGATGCGATCGCGGTCGCGAAAACGAAAAAGCCAGTATGGGCGTATTGCAACGACCTCACGGCGAGTGCTGCCTACTGGGTTGCATCGCAATGCACGCGAATCGAAGCGAATTCTACTGCCCTGGTAGGTTCCATCGGCACGTACTGTGTCGTCGCAGATTCCAGCAAAGCGGCCGAAAAAGAGGGATTCAAGATTCACGTTGTTCGTGCTGGCGAGTTCAAAGGCATGGGAACGCCTGGCACCGAGGTAACAGACGACTACCTTCAAGAGTTGAACAATCAGGTGCGAGCCCTCAATACATTTTTCCTCGATGCCGTTTCGGTTGGTCGCGGAATGCAAATGAGCGAAGTTTCCAAGCTCGCAGACGGCCGAGTGCACATTGCATCTGAGGCAAAAGGTCTTGGGTTGATCGATGACGTTTCCGCGTTCGATGAGTTCTTTGAACGCTTTTCCAGTTCCGTTTCTGCACCGGGTTCGCCGGTGTCTCAACAAGAGGAGATTGATATGAGTGCTGAGAACACCGCGAAGCCAGCAACGCTTGCGGAAATCGATGCCAAGTTCGCCAAGGCTAGCGCTGACATGAAGCTCGCTTGGGTTCGCTCAGGATACACCTTGGCTCAGTGCCAAGAGTCCTATTGCGAACTTCTGCAAGCCGAGGTTGAAGCGGCCAACAAGCGAGCCGAGGACGCAGCCAAGCAAGCCAAGGCTAAACCGGGCCACAAAGCTCTCGCACTGCGAGCCAAGTCGGAAGAGAAGAAAGACGACATGGCCGAAGACGAAGAGTACATGGAAGAAGACGAAGAAGAAATGGCCGAGGGTGATGAAGAAGAACCCTCCATGGAAGAAGACGAAGAAACCGTCGCTCGTTGGAATGCTCTCGTTGACAAGCAAGCACGTCTCAATGGAGGCGATCGCATGAAGGCAACATCTGTTGTCGCAAAGAAGAACCCAGTCTTGTTGAAGCGAATGCAAGCGGCTGTTAATGCCAAGGCTGCTCGAAATCGTCGCCGTCGTCGAGCGTAAAGCTTGACCTTCCAGGTGTGTAAGAAACAAACAGAATTCATTCCAGTAAGGATTAGATAGAACATGAGTCAATACAACGATGCGGGATACCGGACTTTCGTATGTGACGAAGCGATCCCGATTTATTCTCGAGTCAAACTTGACAGCGATGGCCGAGTAACCATCGCAGGTTTGACAGACAAAGATGTCGGAACGGCAACTCGCCAGACGTTTGCGGCTGGTGAAGCTGTAACCGTCAAGCTTCGTACTGCTGGCGGCACTCACAAGATGATTGCAAACGAAGCGTGTGCAATTGGAGCTGTCCTTTACACCGAAGCGGATGGCAAAGTGCAGGACACTGCACAAGCTACTGCGTTCCAGATTGGAACTGCTCTCGAAGCAGCTGGCGCAGATGGTGACATCATTGAAGTTCTTTATGGTGCGCATGGCGATACCGCTGCCACCTAACGAGTTCCCCGACGCTGCCCGGTGGATGTGGCCACTGAAGCCGGGTGGCTTTTTTATACAACCAGTTTCGTGATTCAATTTCGGGGAGAAAGAGATGAGAAACGATGCCGAGTCCTTCGACTTCATTGGCAACGCTCCGGCCTGAGTTGGCTGGCAGCTTGATGGAATTTGACCTGGCGATGAACTATGCAGGGATGGTTGCAAACCGCATCCTCCCGGTGATGGACGTCCAGGTAGCTAGCGGAAAGTATGGGAAGATTCCCATCGAGCAACTTTTGCAACAACGCGAAACCCGTCGCGCTCCTGGATCCGGGTACAGCCGTGGTAACTTCAGCTTCACCGAACTTTCTTTCGCTTGCGAAGAACATGGTGCAGAAGAAGTGGTCGACGATCGCGAAGCAGCGATTTACGCAGAGTATTTCGACGCTGAATTGGTTGCGACCATGCGAGCCTATTCGGCCGTGTTGGTCAATCAAGAAAAGCGAGTCGCTGACTTGCTTTTCAACACTTCGACTTACACCGGTGCATCGTTGTACACCGATCTAAGCACGACGTGGGCGACTCACTCGACAGCAACCCCAATCGCTGACGTTTTGGCCGCTTCGAAAAAGGTTTATGACAACACAGGCCTTTTTGCAAACGCCCTGATCATCAACCGATTTGTTTGGCGAGACCTGATTCGCTGCAGCCAGATCATTGACGCGATCGAAGCTTCTGGGGCTGGTACTCCTGCAAAGCTGCGAGACATCACCACGGACATGGTGGCTCGTGCTCTCGATCTCGACATGGTGATTGTTGCCGATTCGACTCGTAACAGTGCGACTGAAGGACAAGCGGCAACGCCAGGTCAGATCTGGTCTAGCTCTTATGCGATGGTCGCTCGTGTTTGCACGACCAACGACATCCGAGAGCCAGGCCTCGGGCGAATTTTCCACTACACCGGTGACGGATCCTCCTACAACGGAACGGTGGAAAGCTACCGAGACGAAAACGTCCGCGGTGACGTTATCCGAGTTCGTCACGACGTTGATGAAGTGATTCACTACACCGAGTGTGGTCACTTGCTCAAGGTCGACTGATCCGGCTCCGTAACGTTCACTCTCCTGGCAGGTCATGACACGATTCTCCTCCATCTACCAAAGGACGGCAGCGATTACCCAGCTGCGTCTTCATGGTGAACCAGTCGGATACCTTCGAACTGGTCAGCATGAATGGCACAGCTATGTCGCTATCGTCTTGCGGAAAGAGGAGGAGATCATTCGGGAAGTGGGGAGCGTGGTTGGTCCTGGAGCAGCCATCGTTCAATTACTTTCCAGCGATGATTCGGATGAAGGAATCATGCCGGATGAGGTGGACACGGACGAAGATCAAGTACGTTTTGCATGGCTTCGAGGTGCAGACGTCAAGGCAATGCAGGTACTCCGAGTACTCGAAAGCCAAAACGGATTCACGCGATTGGTGGTGCAATGACAAACATCTACGACAACGTTGACAGTGCTCCTGTCGTCGAGCGAATTGCAGATGTTCTCGTTGCTCGTATCAAAGAAGCCAATATCTTCAATGTGACGGTCTCTCGACCGGATCGTGAAGGAAAGAACCTGAGCTTTACGGATGGATCCGTGGTGGTTCATCAACGCAGCATCAATATGAATCCTGCATTGATCTGCCACGGAAACCCACCAGCAATCGCGTACGACGTGCAATTTGAGTTGCAGTGCTACGTAAGAAATCAGAATTCGGAGTCCAACTCCTACAGCTCGGCTTGCAACAAGCTGGGTGCACAAATCATCAAGGCCATTACCAATCCGATCGACGATCCAGCAATGTGGTACACGATGGACGGTTTGGCGGTCAACACACGCAGTCCGGGGCCCATGTACCCGATGCTCAATGACAACGGTGACCGAACGGGCGTAACGATCCCGATCGTCATCACTTACCGAGTTTCAGAAGACAATCCGTACGAGGTCCGAGGATGAGCGAACTGTATCGCACCAGGAGAGTATTTGCGGCAGCGGTTGAAACGACTCCCGGCACCGCGGAAACACTTGATGCCACCGATGGCATTTTCAACGTTTCGAATTTTGAGCTTGAGCCAGACTTTGCAATGACTGAGCGACCCGGCCAGGGTGGCACCGGTCGACTGTCGAGCATTCCAGGCATGTTGACTGGTACGGCAACATTTCGGACTGATTGCTATTACAACGGAACCGACATTCCCGAATGGGCTTCGATTCTGTTTCCAGCTTGCGGACTGGTTGACAATGGCTCTGGGGTCTTCTCTCCAAAGCTTTCCAGTCCGACGTCTGGATCTGGTGAAACCAAGACACTCACAGTTGGCCGTTACATCAGCGGAAAGCGGCGACAGCTTCGCGGATGCATGGGCACCTTCCAGATGGTGTGGCAATCCGGACAGCTTGCCTATATCGATTGGACGCTCCGCGGCGTGTACGACGGAGAGATCGATACTGCGTTGATCACTCCGAACTATCCGAACATCACACCACTTCGAGTCAGTGGTGGCGTCTGCACGTACAACAGTGTCGCAGCTTGCATGGGGCAAATGACGTTCAACGTCAACAACACGTTGACGCCTCTCGAGTGCTTCAATGGAACAAGTAACACCACCGGAGTGGATTACTTCCTGGTCTCGGATCGAAACCCGACTATCACGATCAATCCACGGTCGCGACTTGTGGCCACCCAGGATAGGTACGGGATGTGGGTCTCCTCCACCGAAGCTGCTTTCGCGGCCAGCATCGCAGCCCCCAGTTCCTCCACTATCGCACTCGCTGTTCCTAAAGCTCAGATCATCAATCTTAATGAGGGTGATAAAGACGCGATCGCGATCGATCAAATCGAACTTCAGTGCAACAAGAACGTTGACGCTGAAAACCAAGAGTTTTCCATTTCTTTCACGTAACAGAAGGGCATTCGGGGATGCAGTTAAAACAGACAGACGGGAGCTTGATCGAGGTACCAATTCACGGATTGAACCTCAATGATCACTTCCGTGTTACCGAGTTGATGGCAGGGATGAAGGAAGCGGACACAGCGAAGAAACGAGAGTTGATCGCAGAAGCCGCAAAGGTTTGTATTCCAGGTTTCGACCCAGCAACAAGCGAACTCACGATGACAAGCATCATGCAAGCCATCGCCGCGTCTGCCAACGACGGAAAGGTGACCTCGGAAGAAAGAAAAAAATCCGACTAGCGGCACTTATTCACTGCGGTGAGCTCTGCTCGGGATGCCGAGGGACCTGCAGCGATCCGCCGAGTGAAGAGATGCCGCTCGAGCTCCTCTGCCATGTTTGCGATGGCCAAGGGTGCTCGGAATGCGAAAACGGATTTCATGTGGTGAAGCAGTGCCCAACCGCTGAGATAGGTCAAAAGGTCCTGAACCTTATCAACTTGATCATCTTCGCAAACAAAGGGCACCTGCCGAAACCGGGGACGATTTTAGAACAGCCAGCCAAGTTCATTCACTCCTGGCAGGCATTCAACCGCGACAAAGAATTCATCGACGAAGAAAGGAGGCGGCGCTCGCAAAATGGACGAAGACATTGAGTTTGACATTGCTGCGAACGATACCGCTTCCGAGGTGCTTCGGAAGCTTGGCGATGAGTTGAGCATTCTCAGCGAAACGATCGATGGGACTAGCGAGAAGTCGCAGAAGTTTGAATTGTCGCTGCGAGGCATGGGGACCGTAGCAGCAGCCCTTGCTGTAGCGTACGGATCGCTAAAAGCAGTCGCTTCGGTCGGTGAATTCATTGGTGCATCCGTCAATGAGTTCGTTGCCGTCGAAAAGGCTGCGTACGGGCTCGATGCCTCTTTGACGCAGCTTGCAGACACGATCGAAAAGGGAACTAACATCGACGAGAAATCTATTCTCGGATTGATGAAGGATGCTCGAGGCAAAGGGTTCTCAGGCGATCAGATCGGAGAAGCGACCAAAGCAGCGGTCGGGCTTGCGGAGGTGATGCAGGTCTCATTGTCCGAGGCGATGAACCGAGTGCAGCAGGCCACTAGCGGGAACGTAGACGCATTCGAAAGGCTGATTCCTGGCATTAGCATGATGGCCACCCAGGAAGAGAAGCTGGCGGCTGTTACGAAGCTTGCATCCGAGGGGCTCGAGCGAAAGACAGATCAAGCCAACAGTGCTGTTGCTGTGTTCGATCGAATGAATACCGAGCTCGACAACCTTTACGAAACAGTCGGTGCTGTCATCGAACCGTTTCGCCAGCTGGCGTATGAAGCCATCGCGATCGTGGCCGAGTATCTGACGCAATCACTGCAACCTGCGGTCGAGTTCGTCACCAAGACGTTTTCAACCATGTCGGATTCCGTATCGGGTGCTAGCGAGTGGTTGATGCAAACCATCGTGGGAGCATTTACCGCGGTGGAGGTAGCATTCACGAGCGCTGGAGACATAGCCAATCTGGCTGTATCCACAATCCTCCTTTCTTTGGAGCAAATGCGATCTAGTATCGAGCATGTGTTCTTAGTCGCGATCCCAGAGTATGCGTCTTGGTTTGGCCGAAACTTCCTCAACATCATGAGCGACGTTGGCCAGGCCGTTATCACCGTATTCAACAACATCGGGACATCGATCGGCGAGATTATGTTTGCTATCTGGAACCACATCTCCAGTGGTTTCAGCGAGGAATCCTATGAACATTTGATGGAAACCATCGGCGCCGCTGGGGCTCGAGGTTTTATGAGTGGCTTTGAACCAGTCACAGAGGCATTGCCAGACATTGGCGAGCGTACCGTATCTGACTTCGAAAAGCAGATGGAAAGCCTTGCGGCTGGTTCTGCTCAAAACATATCTGACAACTTCTCCGAGACGTTCGAAAAGAGACTCGATGCAGTTCGCGAAGGCCTCGAAACAAAGCCACTCGACGGAAAGATCAACCTCACTGCGAACATGAAGCCGGGATCTTCGCTATCAGCCGAAGTGAAAAGCATTCAGGCGGTCGAGTCTCGCGTCATGGTTCGTGGGTCCACAGAGGATCCATTGCTTAAAACCAGCAACGAACAGCTTGAGGCCTTGAAGCGTCTCGAGCAACTAATCGAGCGAAGTTCAAGTAATCGTCCTTCCCTGGTAGGTGTCATCTAATGCCAACGATCGAGCCAGCAAGGGAAATGTGGACAGTCTCCACAACAAAAGCACAAGCAGATCCATCTGCACGAACGCTCAGCGTGTCGTTTCGGACTGGTTATCAGGTAGTCCACTCGACCGACATTGCGAAAGACGACGTTTACACGGCTTCTGGTTTGCCGTCACCGTTGCAATCATTCAACGAGAACTTCCCTTTTGTTGTCGCAAAAGGAATGTCGATCAATCGCGTGAGTCCTATCCTTTCGGTTGTTCTTGTGGATTGGGACGGCGAGGTATCGGCCAGCTCCTCTGGTGGTGGAGCTCCAGGTTCTTCGCCAATCAACTCGGCCCCTTTGATCGACTGGGGGAACTCGACAGAGGATCTCGAGGTCGATGAGGATGCAGACGGTAATCCAATCGCTACTGTCATCGGGGAACCAATTCGAGGAGTGAGAGCGAAGTTCGTCGATCAGGTTTTGACCGTGCAACGCAAGTTCATCAGCTGGAACACCTACTTGCAATCGCAGTACATGCACTCGGTAAACTCCGACAACTTCGCCGGATGGCCTCCAGGGACCGGAAAGATTATTGACCTTCGAGCCAACAACGTCATCGGAGATCCTGCAAACGGTGCTCCAGGGTACTGGGATGGAGTCCTCAAAGTTCAGTTCAGAATTCCTTACCGAACCACTCCAGAGCGGGCCTGGTACGCTCGGGTACGCCATGAGGGATTCTATGCACGACCTGTCTCTTATACACCCCCGACCCCGCC